CCACAATAGTCATTCCAGTGACAGCAATAGTCACCAAACCAGGATTCACAAGTGTGCATAAAAGAACACAAGTGTTAAAAGCAACAGCACTACCATTCGATAAATTGGCTTGTGTCGACAAGTCACCAAGGTAATAAGTCTGTTGCTGTAATCCAGTAAATGCATAAGTCGGACCACCAGTGACTGATGTCGCCGATGCCCAACTAATTGTCAAATTATACTGTTGTTGAGGTTGTGCAACAAATGAGAAACTCGTCCCAGTTGTAGTCAATCCCATATTACCAGAATTGACAAATGTCACAAGTCCTAGTGGTGCAACAGTAGTGGCCCCAGTTTTATATAAGTGACCACTTGTAGCATCACCACCAACATCAATTGGTAAGATAGGTTTCAAAAATTCAACACAATAGGAAACCCACAATTCACCCAAATCCTGTGTAGGATTCGCTTGGGTGGCAAATTGGAAGTTACCATAATCATAAAGTCTTAAATCTTGTCCAACAGGTACTGATCCACTACGAACATATCGCTGCGGCAATATGGTTTGTGAAACAGCACATTCAATACCATGACACAAATCTATGGTTGGTTTGATAGAGACAGCATACTCACTATTTTCCATTTCTTGTTTAGATGTGTAAATAGGAGCATCAGCATTATAATTAGTAGCCATAACAACAACACCAGGAGCACCATTAGTGACAAAATCAGTGATTAATGAACGAAATTCAAAAACCACACCATGAAACTTATATTCTTAATAGTTTTGGGCAACAGTAGCCAACCATGGAAAGGTTGAAGCCAATCCAGGATTAAGTGGATAGCTAGCATTGTTGAACCCAGCAGTACCGGTGATGTCACCCAAATATTCTCTATGACAGACAATATTTGTTTGTTTTGTTGTGTCAAATTTGGGAATTTGGGCTGAATTGGTGAGAACATTATACGATGGTTTAGGGCCCATCATTGTGTAATCACCAGATCCAAAAATTGAACCAATTCCTGAACCTAAAAACCTACCGATACCTTTTCCACCAGCAGCATTTCCGAACATTGAGCCAATTGCATTACCTACAATTGATCCAACTTCTTGAAATGGTTTAGATTTCTTTGGTCGCATTTGTTTCGCTTGAGCCTTCTTTTGTTTGGGAGCAG